AACCGTTTGCGCTTGTCCCAACGGCAAAATACCCAAGACTTCCAGTGGTCGCAACGCACGAACAACGATACCAACCATTACCAACAGAAGTGATTGAAGCAGTATAGTTCGCCCCAGTTGAAAATACAGTACCACCAGAAAGATCAAACACGCAGTTGAACCCTGCCGTATCCGTACCACCTAGCACAAGGTAATTATATTCGGCGGCTTTTGCAAAAATGCTATAGGCTCTTGGAAACGCAGTAATAGTAGAAGATGTATTCCAATCAGCAACGGCTACACCACTACCAGTAACGCTTGATGTCACCTTAAATGCTGTGGAAGTTCCGTCTGGTGCCGTTGTATCAGATGTTGTGGCAAATGCTGCATTGTTTATGTACTGCCAATTTGTGCTGGTAATGTTGGAGCCGTATGGAAACAAATTCTCCTCTGCCTTGGCATACGTCTTGCCATCATAGTACCGAGCCTCACTCGCACGGGCAAAGGTAATGCGGGGGTCGAGTGCCTTAACCTTAGCAAAGTTCAGGTCTAGCGTAGGCTCTGTCTCGCTGATATAGGTCGTATTAGTAAGCGCACCAGCCGTTAGCGTCTCGATGTCCACATAAGCGGCAGAACCCAAATACTGATTCAGCGGGATTTCGTTCGGCGCTGTGCCGATGTCTGCCTGAGAGACAGAGCGATCAGCAGGATAGGTGACGAATACGTCTTTTGTGCCTGAGCTGAAGTTAACCAGCGCGTTTGCATTAGAGGACTCAAGCACGGTATCACGACTAAGCGTTGTACCCGAGGCGGTGTATGTACCGATACCCACTTCAAACGCACCGGTGGCGGCGTCTACAATAGTGTAGTATGTCGTGTTGCCATCGCCGATTACAGAAAATGACTGGAACCCTACGACAGCCGCGGTTAACGTTATTGTGCCTGTGCCGGTGGTGCTTGTGATTTCCCTTACCCGGTCTTTTACGATGAGCGCCATTGTCAGTCCTTACGAAAGCGTATTTATAAGTGTCCAATCTGTTGGGGTAGCAGTTGGTACAGGCTCCCATTGCAGTCGAACGGAAATTTGGTCTAGCGTATGCGCGGCAGTCACCACATTCGTACTGAACACTACCGAAGAAGTAATAAAGTCAGTATAGCTTGCGGAATTGATTACTGTCGAATTTCCAACGATGTTTGTTGGCACCACGCCCTGAATAACCGCGGAGTCCTGCACTGTAGAGATGACCGTTGTCAGCGATGAAACCACACTCGCCATAGCGCTAGCATCTGTAAACGACACCGCGTATGTAGGAATACTCGACATTACTTCGGTACCACTGCCCGCCTCAACCACACTGCTACTAAACGCAGGGTTGCCTAAAATAAAATCAGCCTGTGTCGCCGTGTCTGAGAACGTACGGACAAACTCAATATTACCGATCGGAGCGTCAGAACCTGAAGCAGCTTCGTTTACAGGAATAGTATACTGCCCACGGGTTTGAATAATATCAGCGCCGGTTAAGATTTCTGCCAGCACCCCGCGCACTGTTGTCTGAGCAAAGAACAGATCCCCAGATACGGTAACAAGGTCGTCACCCAAGCCACTAAATGGCCCGGATGACATAGACGCGGAAGAGAACCCGCCACCTAAGAAACGTAACTGGGATACCGAAGCCTGCTCAACGACAGTATGAAACGTCTCCCCAACCATGTAGTACGCACCGGATGTAGACGCCTCATCAAAAACAATAGTACTAAACGTAGCAAACCCACTGGGCTGGTCGGCCAACGCCGCTGCATCAGAAACACTCGAAACATATATCAATCCGGATGCCGCTGACACAGTCCCTTCAGAATAGGCGTTGAAACCAAACATTCCTAGTCCTTAAGCGGCGCTAAGTGAGAACTGATAAGTCACGTTGATGATGTCGCCCGATACCACTGCACGATCGCCGGGGGCTTGGAAGTCTGCTGCTGAGAACAGAATACCCGTTGTGCCACCCTTGACGTTGTTGCTAATCAAGAACGCACCGCCCACTGTCGTGGTGCCGTTAATCGAGAACTGCGCTGGAGACGCACCGTTACTAATCACTGATGGGTTAGCCGCCGTTGCCGCACCAAACGTAGCCGCAGGGCGAGTAGCCTGTGAGTAAGCCGTCACTTCGACCCAGCCCGCATGAGAAGCCGCCGTATCACCAGCCGCAGGGTTGTTTGAAGCACCCGCGCCGTACAGACCGATAAACCAGCCTGCTGTGTAAGACGAACCTGTGAAGTACTTGGCGTTCATGTCTTGCAGACCGACGTTGACCACGAGGTTATTCTTTTCGGATTCCCATTTGAGAACGCCGTCTTTGTCAAAACACTGGACGATAAACGTACCACCTGCTTTGGATTGGTCTTGTACACCGCCACCAGAGATCACTTGAGTTGCAATCGCATCGACGGAGTTTGCTGTTTCGTTAAACATGTAAAGCTCCTTTATGAAAGCCGAATAATGGCTGAGGTACTCGTTGCAGGTGGAAATTGAACTTGAAACACCGTCGTCGAAGTCTTATCTGCACCGAAATCTAAAACACAAACTGCTGTGCCACCGTCTTTATAAATCAAAGCGCCCCGTGCTGTTAGTGCGCTCGACCATGAAACATCTGCAAACGTAACATAAGAAACGCCGTCTAGCGACGCTACTGTGGGCGTTAAAACCTCACCACCCGCTGTATACCCAGAAGCCACTACTTCACCATCTGTTGTGTACGCCGGAGTATTTCCGTTCAGGGAAGCAGAATTCGTGTACAAAGCTATCTTAAAGATATCAGCACTGAAATCCACATCTCCGTTAAAGAGTGCGGTCTTAAAAGTATCACACGTGGCGTTACCTGTAAAAGCCATATTAGTTCACCGGGTAGCGTACTTGTGGGGTGCGGTACGCATCTTGGCGCATTTTTCCGTCGCCCAACTGTTTCAGAAGCGTCATGGACTCGTTGTATTTCTGTTCATAGTTAGCCACTACGTCGGCTTCTTGTCGCTGGAAGATAGCCGCTTCCCGAAGAGCACCATATAGAAGAGTGGTGTCAAAGTTGTCACCCAACCATGTAGTGCCTGCTGTAACGATCGACTCTGGGTAGTAAAAATAATGGAGTTCGAGTTCATAGCGTTCGTCTGGAGCTGGGCCCAGTAGGAGAGATAATTCATTTGTCAGCGCCAAGGGTTCGTCACTCGTTGTGGTCGGCCCAAAGATAGCGTAGTACTTTGGCAGCCCCGTGTCAGTACGTGATGGGTATGCCTGCCGGATGAAGTTAACATCTTTGTTAAGCAGGTACTCGTAGTCGCCATCGGCCTTAATCACCGCCAAAGAATAAATCGACAAAAAGTCACTGGGTGCTGCGAGGTATGGACTAGCCGTTGTTGCCAAGCCTGTTACGTTCTTGCGCAGGTATGAAATCTGAACCGAGTTGTAAATGCGTTGCTCTGCGGCCTTAACGAAAACAGGGATGTTCGCGATGAACTCCGGTTCCTCGGTCTCAGAGTAGTTGCGGATCGCAGCGGACAGCTCAGCGTAGTTCATATTTAAGCCATTGGTCCACGAGCCATCAAGCCCTTAGTCGCTGCACCAGTACCACGGATCTTCATGCCGCTGGTCTTCACATTATCGGCACCGGGGTCGCCCATAGACACGCGGGGCGCGGCTGTCGAACTCATATCCCTAGCGCTAACTGTATTAGGGTCAGGCTTCTTACTAATAACGTCTTTTAGGTTCACAGGACCTCCTTGCATTGTGTGGGGTTCCGCGTAAACTTGCGCGTCACCAACTTCTTTACCCCCAATCTTGCGACTGAATTTAGGCATTATTTACCCCTTTGATTCATCACCTTAGCCATATCACGACTACGGGTCTTCATCATCTCGTTGGTTTTACCGCCCTTAGCCATCTTCTTAGAGCCCTTGTGCATCTTGTCTTCGTGAGACTTGACGGCTGATTTAGCGACTTTCTTCATCTGCTCTTTCATGATAACTCCTAAATAACTGATACTGTAACAGTACCAATGCTAATGCTTAAGTTTAATTCATTTGGCGTCAAACCGCCATCTCTACTGCCCCCAACTGGGGCCCAACCCCACTCAAATATACGACTGCCGCCCGATGGATCCCCATCTATATCTACCCCACTAACAACATAGCTGTTATCTGGGCGGGGGTTTCTAACCGCCTGCGGGTCGTTAACTGGGTACATCCCAAGTCTTAACTGCGGATGGTCCTGCTCCCAACACTCTGAACATACCAGTATGTTGACTTGCTTCGTCTTAATCGTTAGGCTTCTTAACTGTTTCAGCTTAAACCGAAACCCACAACGATCGCACTGTGAGATAGCAAACTTACCCGACGAAAACTGATTAGGCATGTTTTATCCTAGTAAAACATTGCACGGGGTACAAACCTGATCGGTGCCTTCTCGCGATCCTCATCTTGAGCCATCTGCAACTGCTGTTCGTAATCCATCTTCAACTCAGCACGGCGACCGGGGTCAACAGGCAACTTCATAGACAAGTAGTACGCCAGCCCTGCAACCATGCAGTTCAAAAACCGAAACGGAATGTCCATCGTCTGGGTCGAGCCTGAAGCATCTTGAATGCGTCGTAAACGCCAATATACAAAAGTGTATTGTGACCCCGGGTCGTTGGGAGTAGGCCACACGCTAATTTTAGGGTTGTCCCGCAGGCGCTGAATCCAGACTTGAATGGGGCGCCCTAACGCGTTTTTATTAGGGATAGTCGAATAGGTTGGCTCTGA